GCGAGGTTGGAGTAGGTAAGGGCGTCGTTGGCATACCCCGCCGCAACGCCCACATTGGAGGCGATGGTGTCGATTTGGGTGCCGGGGAAAACCACGGCGGCCTGCTTGGTGCCCGAGGAGAAGTTGACAAGGGTGTTGCCGTTGGAAGAGCTATAGACGGTGTTGCGCGCCAGGTAGGGAATGCCCCCCGAGAGGGTGAAGGTGCCGAGGCCCACTTCCCACTCGTTTGCCGTTTGGTGGGTGATGGCGTAGTAGCACTGGTTGCCGTTGCCCACCCCCGCGCTGAAGGTCTGGAAGTTGCGAACGGCCCCCAGGAGGGCGAGGGCCCCCGTGCCATTTCCCGTGGTGTTCTCGCGGACGCGGTTGGCGTTGACAATGGTCATCAAGAACCTCCGGGTCCGCCGTCATCCAGCGGGAGTTGCTGCTCATCGGTCTGGTTGTAGTTGATGGCCAGGGGCACATCGGGACGCGGGTAGCGCAGGGCCTGCGGGTCGGGGTACACCGGCGGCGGCCTATTCTGCGGGTGGGTCATCAAGTTGAATTCGCCGTCGTTGCAGGTGCTGCAGACGCGCCAGCGGGTACCCGGCTCATTGCGGATCTGGAGGTAGCGGTAGCGGAAACCGCACCTGTCGCACAAGCTCCAACTGTGTTTGCCGGAGGCGAAGTTGCCCATGTCAGTACCTGTAGCGTGGCACTATACGGAGGGTGGCGCGCTCGCGGTCCTCGTCGGTGGCATGCAGAAGCTGATCTTCGTACTCCGCCTTGAGCATCGCCAGGCGATCCATGGGGAACTGCATCCCACGGTTGAGGCCCAGGTAGTAGGCGAGCCCGGCGACGAGGGCGGGCCAGAAGCGGCGGGGCATGTCGGGGTCGTTAGAGAGCTTGCCGGCATCCTGCACGAAACGCATCTTCCAGTAGACGAGGATGTCCGTGGAGTTTTCAGGCGCGGGCCACACGTAGATGAGGGGATATTCGCGCTGCCTGTTGACGAAGTAGTGGGTGGGCCGGCCCTGCTGCTCCTTGCGGGGAATGTCGAGGTATTCGCCAAATCCCAAGCGGGTCATGATGAGGTCAGTGCCGTTGCGGCGCACCACGGCATCCAGGAGGTCGAGGGTGTCAGTGCTGCAGGAGATGGTGGCCACCGCCGACGTGAGCGTGACGAGGACCTGCTCCAAGGTGTGGAGAAGGATGCCGCGATTCTGCAGGTCGGTGAAGAGGAGGTCCAAAGCCCGCCGGGACACCCGGGCTTCGGTACCGAGAGTGGGCTCGCCCCCAACCCGAAGAGTTGCCTGTTCAAGCAACTCGTCAAGGGGGAGGGAGAAGGAGGTGGTCCCGGAGGTTGCCATGGCTTACTTGATGGTGTACTTGCCGCCCTTGGTGGCAGCACCCATACCACGGCAGGAGCCGCCGGCAGCCATCTTCACGCCGCCGCCCTTGGCGTATTCGCGATTGGGGCTGGCCGAAATGGGCTTGCCCGTGTCCTTCCGAAGATTGACGGGGGGCTTGTCCATGTTGCGGCGGGACGGCGGAAACTCAATCTCGGCGTCGGTATCCTTGTCGTACCCCCGAATACGCTTGCCGCCCTCGTCATACTCGATTTTTCCGGCGGGGGGCTTGCTGTAATCTTCCTTGCTGGGGGGCCACGGAATCTCGCGCCCTTCCAGGTCGAAAGCACGGACACGCCCCTTCCTGGAATCCACCTTGCCTCCCTCGGCGTACTTCTTGACCTTGCCGCCCTTACGGTACACGTCGTACTCGAAACCACGCTGGGCCGCGCCAGCACCACGAGACTTTGCCATTTTGGGCCTCAATCGAAGAAGAGGGTGATGCCGCAATTGGCACCACCGGAGACCTTCACGAACATAGCCTGCTCGCAACGAAGGCCCGCATCGGGAATGTAGATGGCGACGCTGTCGGGGTTACCGGAGGTAGCCCTATGCGGCATGTCCACCTGAAGGATCTTCTGGCCCGTCGCACTGATGGCCGCCGAGGCATCGTAGACGTAGAGGGTGCCCGGCAGGTCATTGTGGATGTAGAGGCTGCGAAGACGCGTGGGCCTGTCCACCACCACCGTAGAGGTGGCAGAGGTGAAGGCCGACTTGATCTGGGTCCAGGACATCTGGCACCCTTACGCGATGGTCGTGTACACGGGGATGTAGTAGACCGTGCCGGCGGCGTTCTTGATGGGCAGGTAAGCCGGGGCCGACGACACGTTCATGCCGTTGATGGAGGCGGCCACCACCTGGTTGAGGATGAGGGAGCCGTCGGTATCGACGCCCCAATCGGCGGCGGAGGTGCCAACAGAGGCAACGACGACAACGGGGTAGACTTCGCGCGTGAAACGAGACATGATGCACTCCGTAGAATAGGGGAAAATTGTGCCCCCGATTCTGTTGCCGGGGTGGTCCCCCAGTGTAGCATAGGGTACCACGAAAAGCAAGAGGGCCAGGGTTTCCCCCAGCCCTCCCACTTACCTCACGGTAGGGTAGGTCAGGTAGCGCCCGACGAACCGAACCAGCCGCGCCAGTCCGACCACCCGAACGCGTAACGCTCGCGGGCCTTGAAGCGCAGGTTGCCCGTGTCGAAGTCCGGCTCCATCTTCGTCTGGAGCGGGACTCGGACGAACATCTTCGAGCCATTGGGCGCATCCGTCTTGATGAACCAAGCGTTCGTATCCGTGAAGCGCTGGTTGACGGTGTAGCCACCCGGCAGCATGCCCATACCCTTGAGGGCATTGATGTCGTTGTCCGTGGTGCCGACACGGCCCGGGCTCTTCAGGAGGCGCTCGGCCACGAACTGAAGCTGCGGCGGGATGTGCAGGCTGACGCCCTTCGACCCGATGAGAATGCCACGATCATCCTTGAAGAGGGAGATCGCGATGAGGGCATTCTCCAGGGCCGTCTCGGAGAGGTCAACCGCAGCCGTGTTGCTGAAGTTGCCCGCGCCGATGGTGGGGTGCGACGCCGAGAAGAGCGGAACCGCATCGCCACCAGGGAAGGCCGTGTTGAAACCGTTGTTGTAGATGTTGGCGGCCTTGACCTGCTTCGTGTTGGCCATGGCGCGAGCCAGAGCCTTGGCACGAACACGCGCGAAGGTATCATAGAGGTTGTCCTCCATGGCCTCCTCGGTGATCGAGAACGCGAGGGCGATGGTCTCCATGGTGTAGCGGGAGGTCCAGGCTTCCTGCGCGTTGTCGTACTCGACGGCGGCACCCTCATCCTTCGTCGGCGCAGTGCCGAAGCCGGTGAAGAGCACCTCCTCCTCGAACGCCCTCTCCGAGTTCTCGATCTCGAACAGGGGGAGGTGCTGGTCGTCGACCGAACCGTACTCCACGCCGAAGACTGCATTGAGTCCCGGGAGGAGCTGCTTGGCAATATTTGCCCTAGTGATAGCTGCCATGTGTCGTTACTCCTTAGAAGGCCGAGGCCTGCGTGTCGCGGTGCTGGACGATCCGCACCTCAACGATGGGGAAAGCGTCCCCAAGCGCGTTGTCCGGCGTGTCGTAGGCGCCGAGCAGGCGCACCAGCTTGGTGGCCGTGGTGCGCGTCGAAGCCTTCAGGACGGCCTGCGACTTGCCATAGGAGGTGTTGACGCTGCCGATGGCCGAAAGCTCGAAGTTCAGGCCCAGGTCGCCCGCCGAGACGGTGGCATCGGCCTGCACGATGAACGTCGCACGGTCATCATCCACGACGTAGGCGTAGATGTTGCTGTCCGCCGAGGAGGTGCCCGCCGGGAGGTAGTTGCTCCACGTCGGACGCTTCGTCACCGGGTCCACCCACTTGAAGCCCTTGGCAACGCCGATGACGTAATCCGTCGCCGCCGAGGCCAGGGCGAGGGTGCCGCCCGGGATCTGCTTGATGGGGTCGCCGTCACCGATATCCGACGGGCCCGCAGACGCGCCGACTCGGTACGTGTTGAGTGCGCCGCTGTTGGGGGCACCGCCCCTGATGCGCACCGGCTGGAGGCCAAAGGGCCGCTTCGTAGCAGTCATGCTCTACTCCTTCGGCGGCCCTTGGTTTCAGTCGAGAGTAGGGGTGCGGCCACCAGAAAACACCTTGCTACTACTTCCGCGATTCGATACAGGCATGGCGCGGTTGAGGTTTCGATTCTCCTGCAACTGCCGGTTGATGGCATCGGCCAGGGCCTGGGTCCTCTCCGCCATCTGCCGGGTACGAGACTCGGAGATGTCGAGGGGCAACTTGGCGAGGGCAAGATCACCGATGACGATGAGGTTGCCGTGCGTGCCGTACTCCATGGAGGGAGCCTCCGGCCACTCGGGTGCCTCGTCCTTGCGGACGAACTCATACCCCTCGCGCATGCGTGTCATGACGTTGACGGGGTCGGGCTTGCCCTCAAGCATCACCCGGATCCAGCGGGTCCCGAAGCCCTCGCTGAGGAAGCGCAGGGAGAGACTCTCCGGCACATCCAACTCGTTGGGCTCCTTCCACTCACGCTTTCGCGCGGTATCTTCCCGCGTACTACGCATCGTCATGTTACTTCCTCCCGCGCTTGACATCGATGTTGACGTATCCGTCACCCGCATCCTGGATCTTCTCCATGTAGCGGGCGGTGTCCTCCAGGGTGGCACCGAGGCGATTGGATGCCCTCACGGTGCCCTCATCGAGGCGGATACGCCTACTGGGAGTGCGCGACTGCCCAGCAACGACCGGCTTTCGGGGTTCCGGCTCACCCTTGGAGATCTTCGAGGCCATCCGGGGCATCTCTGCCACCAGGCGCTTCTCGACCTCCTCGTAGAACTCGGTGCTGGCGGGGTCATACCCCTCGGTCACCAAGTCGTCGGAGATGGCCACTGCCGCCGCCGTTGCCAGCCTGTCAGCGTTGGCACCCCGGCCAAACCACGGATTGGAATCCATCCACTCCTTGGTCGCGGGGGCAAGCTGCTGCGGGGCCTGCGGGGCCGGAGCCTGTGGCGCGGGGGCCGGATCCACCTTGTTGCTGCGCTCCCAGGCATCGAGGGCCTTGACTTCAAGGCGGGCCTCAATGAGGTCATTTTGCGCCGCGAGGATAGCGTCCCGATCTGCCGCGTCGTAGGCATCCTGGAACCGCTTCTCCGCCACCTTGATCTTGTCCTGCAAACTGTTGCGGTAGACCGTGTGGGCGGAGGTCTCGGTTCCCTTGGCCTTCTCCAGGGCTTCTGCTGCTTCCTTGGCCTTGACCTCGGCGGCAATCTCAGCCCTGCTAGCCCTATCTTCAGCGTCCTTGACACGAGCGAGGAGTTGCTTTATCCGCTTCTCCGCACGATGTCCGACTTTCTCTTCCTCCGGGGCATTTTCGACGGGGGTCGCGTCGGCCTTCGGAGTTTCGGTGGGGGCTACATCCACCTCGACCCAGTCTTCTTTGTTTTCCACAGTTGCGATCCTGCGTTACGCATTCCCAAGATACTTGAAACGAAGTGGGTTGTCAATACCCTACTCGTTTATACGGGCGGGATCCTGGATTACCGCCAGTACTTCATCGTCGTTGAGCAACAGGAATTTTACGCCACCATAGGAGAACTTTGCTCCAGAGTAGCGCGGGTAGAGAATGTAGTCCCCCACCTTGCACCAAGGCTCGTCGCCCATATCGCCGCGAGAGTAGGCCATGGGGCCCACCGCCTTCACCTGCCCGACGCTGCGAATGAGATCCATCGTCTCGATGGTGGCATCCGGGATGATGATGCCCCCCTTCGTCTTGGGGGCATTGGGGATGGGGCGCACCAGGATTCGCCAGCCCCTCACCGTAGGGAGGTCGGCGGGATCCGGGATAGTAGGGTCGGTCCACCAAGTGGTGTTACCCGCGCTCTTCGCTGTCGGCATCTGCATCGACTATTTCCTCCAGTAGTTGGATCGCCGCCAACATACCAGAGGAGTAGCCTACGTGCCACTGATAACTTTCAAAGGAGTCGGCCCGCCCCTCTATTAGGTCCAGGGCGAGCCGTTTCCTTTTCTCTTCGACTGCTCGACGGAAGTGATTTAGCACTTGCCGCCCTTCATGTAGCCGCCCTTGGCCATCTTCGGCATCATGCCCTTCGGCATCATACCCTTGGCGGGCATCTTCGCCATGCCGCCCTTCTTGTAGGTGCCCATGTCGTCACCCCGGAGGGTAGCGCGCTTGGCACGGGCGGAGAACTTCTCGGAGGGCAGCGCGGCGGGATTCCCCATCTTGCCACCCTTCATCATCGGCTTCTTCATCATTGCTAGCTCCTCAGTAGTATTTGGCGGGACGGGTGCCCCGCTTCTCACAACCGCCGCCCTTCACGCTACCGCCCTTGGCGTAGCGAGGGCCTCGGGTGATGGTGGCGGCGTCGGGGTTGTTCTTGTCGCTGCGCGGCGGCGGAGCCTTGGCGCGAGCGGCTGCACGGTCCTTGGCCTCCTGCGCACGACGCGCGACCCCGGCGGCAACATCCTTGTCCAGTTGCTCCAGGAACTGGGTCTGGCGATCCGGCTCAGGGGACTTCCGCCCAAGATCCGGCATGCCGCGAAGCTCATCATCGTTCCCCGTGGGAGCGCTGCGAAAAGGCACCGAACTACGATTGCGTTCCACTTTACCACCCTCCTGGTAGGCGGGACCCTTTGCCCGCATGGCCGACGACAGGAAACCACTACGGTCATCCGCCCGGTTGAACTCCTTGGCGACCTTGCCGGGGACGCCAACGCGCTTGGCAAAAACGGGGTCATGGGCCGCCGCCGCCATCATGCGGGCCTGGCCAAAAGACTTACTGGGCACCGGTTTTCCTCCCGATTGCGGAGACGGCCTGAGTGGCAGCACGGCGCACACCCTCCGTATCCTTCTGCTTGAT